AGTGTTTTTATAGCTGGTTCGTCCATTTGTCGTCCACACATTAAAAAATAATATAAAATTATGCTTCGCCCTTTACATAATGGTACTATTATGCTATAATAATCTTGTAAAGAGAGGAGGTAAGGATATGAATTTAGATGATTTAAAAAAATTGAGCGAAATCTTTAATAACTTCGCCCAACCCATAGCAACTCTAATTGTTGGTTACATCGGTTCAAAATATGTCAGCAAAAAGAGTTCAAAGAAGAGAAAGAAGAAATAATCTTCTTCTCTCTTTCTTCATCTAAATTATATCAAATAATATGAAAAAAGAAATAAAAATAATAATTCTGTTTTTAGGTATTATCCTTACACTGTTTAAAACTTATTGGTTTTTAGGAATGATATTAATGATTTTAGGCTTTTATTTATTAGGAAAGGAATAATTATGAAAAATAAAAAATTTGATCAAGCAAAATACATGAGAGAATGGCAAAAAGAAAACATGAAGCAAGTAAAAGCATCGTACAAAACTGAATTTGTAGATGAATTCAAAGAAGCTTGTAAAAAGCTTGGAATTAAACAATCAGATGTGATCAGAAAAGCAATGCAAGACACGATTGAAAAAGCAAATAATATATAAAAAAAGAACCTACTCAAATCAATGAGTAGGCTTTTTTTTAATGTAAAATATTCAATTGTTTCTTGACGTCGAATAATTTAACTAAAGTATGGATCAGTTATAATACAATTAAATTTTTACAACTTTAATTATACTACTTAATTATTTACTGTACACTCCCCATTGTTCATTCATTTTTTCAATTTGATATTGATATTTCAAATTTTCTTGTTTTAATTTCTCAATTTGATTATCTTTTTCTATGATTTGAGAACGATATTGAGTATTTTTGGCAAGTAAACAAATATTCAATAAAAGTAATATAATGATGATAATCTTTAATCTTTTCATTCTAAACACCCATTAATTTCAAAATAGTGTTTCTTCCTGCAATTCCATCAACTTTCAATCCTCTATCTGATTGGAATTGTTTTACTGCAGCTTCTAATCCACTACCAAATTTACCTGGACATTCAACACCAGATGGATCATATCCTCTACACATTAACGCAATTTCTACTGCTGTAACCATGTATTGAGTTTCTTTACGTTTGACATAGTGTTTACCTAAAGCCGATTTACTGTTTTTACCAAAAGCACCATCAACCTTTAATTTAGCTCCATAATCTAAATTAATAGCATGTTGGAAGCATCTAGCAATATTTGCTTGAGTCTTAGGACCATATGCACCATCAGTTGCAATTGAATGACCTGTAAAGTTGATTGAATGTTGTTGACCTCTTGCAATCAAACTGTCTAAGTTATCATTTTTAGCAGCAGCTGGAACTACAGTGCCTGTGCCTAGTGCTCCGGTTGTAGAGTTAACAATGTTATTCTTGAATGTTTGCCATACGTTATCATTTAGTAAACCATTACAGTTTGGGCATAATTTACCATTGACATCGTAATGACGTACAACGTGATCAATATCAATATTGTATTTTTTCATCAATGCATGTGCTAACGCATAAGTATTAGCAAGTGTTTCATCGCAAATATGAACAGTACCATCTTTATGGTTATCACACATTTCGATAGAGATTGAGTTAGCATTTTTAATTGTGCCATAATATGGATGGTGAGCTGATTGACATTTACCACCAACTGCATAAGCAGCATAATTGTCCGGTACAGATTGAGTAACACTATTGTCATCTACGAAATAATGAGCAGATGCTTTAACAACTTCCCTAGCAAAATATTTTCCGTTAGATTCGTCAGAGTCTCCGTCATTCGAAGTGTAATGAATAACTAACCATTTTATAGAATCTGTATTACGTTCTCCGCCATAATTTTCTTTACGAGCTAAATTTTGTTTCGTAACATATCCCATATGTTAATACCTCCTTTTCATAATAAAAAGAGAGTATTTAACTACCCTCTTTGCTTTGCAAATGTAGAAGCTCTATCTCATTCTTCATTTTAGTAACCATACCATTGCCACCTAAAGCATGATATGCATCATACATTTCATTGAAATTATCATATGCATATGTAGGAATTGAACCCCTTTTCATATACTTTTCATGATATTCAATCAATTTTACTCTTAATAAGAGCATTGTACCTTTTGAGTTAGCTTCTCGCATTTCTCTTTCTTTTTTAATTCTTTCATCTCTTTCAATCGCATCTTGTTTTGCTTTTTTCTTTTGTTCCTGTAAAAGCCATACAATGTACGAAAGAATAACCGGAAGAATAATCGTATAAGTTTTAATTAAAAAATCATACATAATTACTCACTTTCAATTTCTTCCAACTCTGGAAGTCCTGCAACGCTTGTTAGAACAGAAACAACACCAGATAGACAACTTGCACTAACGATCATCGCCCAATTGACTTCATTCATGACAGTAGATGTTCCAATTAATGCTACAGCAGTTTGAGCTACCGTTTTGACCGCTCTAACCCCTGCGGCTTTTACCCATTGATTAAAATCATATTTTTTAACTTTCAATTCAATCACCCTTTCCAGATAGTTTTATTTTTTTGTGTAACGAATAGTTGCTTTAAATTTATAATTTGCCCAACTATAATTGTTCGCAAAACGAATATTGTTTACATTCAAAATGAAATACGTCACATAAAATGTTCCTGTATTACCACCAGAATAATAAACAACAGGAAATCTATAGAAATCTTCTCCATTGGAACATGTAACTTCATAATCAATAAACTCGTTTAAATTACTGATTGAGTGATCTATAGTGCTCACACCAACTCTAAGTCCGGCCCATGTAATAATTTTTTCATAGATTTTCTTGCCATCAATCCAGTACTTTCCAGTCCAATGTTCGTCAGCGGACATTTGTAAATTAAGCAATTCATTTCCATCTTTATCAATAAGTTTTGGCATAGTTATTGTCACCACCAATCTTTATTTATATTTTTAATAACCAAAAAAGAGCAGATATCAATCTACTCTTTGTAATATACTGCATCCTTTAAATCAGTTTCTAATTCACTGACTGTCTTTTCAAGCTGTCCAACTCGCTTTTGCAATGATGTTAATTGTGACTTCAAAACAAACGTATCTTTTAACTTTGTCATAAAAGTTTTCAAAATATCACTTGTTAGAAACTTAGTGCTATTAGCTGAAACAGTTGTTGAAGATGCGTGCTCACTTACATTTGAAAACAAAACTCTCTTAAAGAAATCTTTCATATATAAGACCTCCTAGTTGATTATGCTCCAAATACTTCAGTCCACATTGTATTTAATTCAGTATCAGTCATTACTACTAATTTAGCATTGATAGCTGAAGTTACTTGTGCTGCAGTTTGATATCCTGAATCATTTGTCAATGATGATACTTTTGTTGGGATATCAGTCTTTTTAGCATAAGAGCTTAGATCCATTTCTCTTGAACCTAATTTTTCAAATTTAGAATTGATATAGATGTATTCATCATAGATATTATTACCAGAATCACTATTAGCAACTAAATAGATAATACCTTTTTTACCAGTTGAAGGTAATGATTCGACAACTGAGTAATCGATTTGAGTTACTCCTGATACTGCAGATGCGATTTCTTTTGTTACATCAGCTGATTTAGCATAAGCTGTTAGATCTACATTTACGGCTTTCGATGAATCAGGAGTTAAAGCTGTACCATTTACTTTTACAGTTTCAATTTTGTTTGCTTGAGCACCAGTAGCAACACCGTTTAATTTTGTTTTATCAGCATTTGTATAGTCATTTGTAGATAGACCTTTTCCAGATTCTTGCGCTACAAATTTTCCTTCGCCCCATGCTTTAATTTTTCCTAATGCTGATTTTAAAATTGTATCATTTACAAAACTCATAATATTTTTCTCTCTTTCTATTTATTTTTTTATTCAAATACTTCTTCCCACATATTGTCTAATTCATCATCAGACATTTCAGTGGCTGTTCCCTGCATATCTTTCCATGCAAAGTCATAATCGATATTGCTTGCTTTTTGCAATACTTGGTCTTTATTACCACCTGCAGGAAGAGTTGCAAGTTCTTTTTGTTGTAATTCTTGTTTTAAATTAATTAATTGTTCATACAGCAACTTCATGTTTGGATCCATTGGTTGTTGTTCCTTATCATCCTGATCATATTCGACATCTTCGATTTTCAATCTAAACGGTTCAAATGTCTTAGTAGAATTATCATCACTGTTTCTGCCAATCAATGTACAGGTTAATACCCCTGCTGTTTGAGTAAGATTTTCTCCAATGATAAATAGATTTTGAAGTAATGGTATTTCAGTTACTTCATCGTCCATATCTACTTTCAAGTAGAAGTTCCAGCCATCAATGAA